GGGAGGGAAGTCGTAGACCCGCAGTCCGTAGTGCTGGATCACCGCATCGGCGAACCGATACTTGTGCGGCTGCCAAGGCTCGCGGTGGAAGACAACCGGCAGGTCATCCCGGTGCCGCCGCACCAAGTCCAGCACCACCATGCTGTCCTTGCCGAATGAGCAAGCGATGCACGGATTGCCAAACTCAACGAGCGACTGCTCGATGAGCCGGTGAGCGTAGGAGACTTTGTCTTCGTAGGTCATTAGAAAGAAACGCCGCCGAGAGCCATGCCCATGCCGACCGATCCGAGGCCAGAGGCCACACCGCCGCCGATCCCGCCAAACATCCCCATCATGCCCGCGTTCTGCGAGGCACCGGCCTGCATTGCTGCGGCCTGCATGGCGGCATTATTGTTGAGCACAGCGTTGCGATTCGACGCCAACATATTGGTGTTGAAGCTGGCCACGTTGCCCGCTTGTTGCAGCGAGTTGCCAAAGATGTTCCCAACTTGCTGTGTCGTATTCCCCAGCGTTCCCATTCCGAGCTGGAACGCCGGTCCCAGCGCCTGCCGGTAAGGGTCCATGTCGCCGTAGAGCGTGCCGAGACCAAGGCGCCGCTGTGAGCGCATCTGGTCATTGGCCAGCGCCTGCTGGGCGACACTCGACAGGAATCCACGGTTGTTGTTCACCTGATTCATGTTCGCCTCTTGGTTGGCCATCTGCGCGTTGAGCAGGAACTGACCGAGCGTTGTGTCGCGCACTTGGTTGAGGCGCTGTGCGTCCATGAGCGCAGCTTGGTTGGCGAGGGCCGTCTGCTGGGCGAACTGTGCGTCCGTCTGGCCGCGCGTCAGGTCGCTCGCTTGGTTGAGCCGCTGCGCATCCATCATCGCCGCTTGATCGGAAAGGGACATCTGACCGGCGAGCGCTTGGTTGCCTCGGTCGGCTTGCAGCGCCATCTCCGCTCCTGCCATCTGGCGTTGGATGTCGGCGTTCTGCACGTTTTGCGCGAAGGACAAGTCCTCCATGTTGCGCTGGCGGGAGTAGCGGTCGCGGTTCAGCAACTCGGCAGCGAGACCGGCGCTTCCGGTTGCCATGCCGCGAGCGGCCATTCCGGCTCGGGCCGACTGCACGGCATCGCGGCTGGCTTCGGCAGAGAGCCGTCCGCCGCTGGCCACGCGATTCATAGCCTCGCCGACTAGCGACTGGCCGAGGGCACCGGCGCCGACCTCGCGGGCGCGGACATCGCCGACCCGCTGGGCATTGACTCCGCGAACGTCGCGCACCGGACCCATCTGCGCAGCGTTGGCCAGATTGGCGCGCACATTGCGGATATTGGTCGGCGCGGAGACTTGATCCGGCCGGTAGGACATGGCGTTGGCGCCAAGCTCGCGCATCTGGTTTTCCAGTGCGCTCGGCCCCATGTCGCGGCCCATCTCATCGAGGATGGTCTGGCGGGCGAACTGGGAGTATTGGTTGTCGAGGTTGCGCGAGAGCTGATCGGCGGTGCCAAACTGCATGCGGATATACTCAGGGTATAGCCGCTTGATTGCCGCCTCTTCTTCGCGGGTTTGTGCTCGGGCCACGCGAATCGACGCATTGGCCATCTTGTCGTAATCAATCGGTGCTGGCGGTGGCGGCACGGGTGCCGCGCTGAATGATGGTCCTCCTCCTCCCATAATGTTATCTCCTTACTTTCTTAGTTAGTTGTTCCCACGAATATACTCGCGGCTCAAAGCTCCCACGTCGGCACCAAGCCACATAGGGGTGCGGATGCGGCGCCACGCGAAGACACTCCCGCACGCAGCTTGTGCCAGCAGTGCCAGCAGCCAAAGCGACGAACCAGCAGTTGCTCTCACCGAGTTCAAATTGTTGCTCCTCCGCGTTCCACCGGCAGGCACGAGCCAGCATGAAGCATTCCGGCGAGTTCCACACATAGCCCGCCGACAGATGCTCGCCGACTGCTTCCCAGAAGTCTTGCGTCGAGTGGTTGTCCCACCATTGTTTTGCGCGTTGCCATGGGGTCATCGGAAAATGGCAATAGAAACAACTCCTACGTCTGATGGCGTTCTGTTTGTTGTTGCGTTTATTGCCGAAGTGCCAACCCTAAAAGACGATGCCGTTCGTGCTGTGGCTGAATCCAATGGCTCTAACACGCTGACAGAGATTGATGTTGTGCCGTTGGCAGATGCTCCAGTGATAGAATAATTTGCGTCCGGCATGGCCGTTGTGAATGTTATCGTGTAGTCGCCAGTTCCGTTTCGCAGAACGCTCGTCACGTTTCCAGACGCACGGATCAATCGGTTGGTGTTTGCGGTCGAGGCTTCGCCCGCTGTGTTTTTTGTCCCATCGAAATTCACCCAAGCCCTGCACGCAAAGATCGGCGGATCGTTGTCGGCGTTCAGCGCCTTTTTGATTTCACCGGCGTTGGCGGCGAGGGAGAGCTTGGCGTCGGTGACGCTGTCGTCGGCAATCCGCGCAATCGGCAACGTGCCGGTGGTGAGCTTGCTGGCGTCGATGTCGCTGGCCAACTTGGCGTTGGTCACGTTGGCGTCCACAATCTTCGCCGTGCTAACACTGCCGTCCGCGATGGCGCTGGCGGTGCCGGTGAGATTGCCTGTGACGTTGCCTGTGAGGTTGCCGGTGACGTTGCCGGTGAGCGGCCCGCTGAATGCTGTGGCTTTGACGGTGCCGCTGACTTCTAGGCGTTCGGTGGGGCTGCTGGTATTGATGCCGACATTACCAGTGCTTCTTGAGATATGCAGAACTCTTTCAAGGAATGTTCCATTATCCGACCATCGATGCATGAAAAAGTTTGAACCAGCGTTGGAGCCGCTTTCTGCGTCATTGTCGGTTCCAACGTGCCAGCGTGCTACATTGTTTGTGTTCAATGCGAGGAAGCGATATGTAGCCGCCGCGCCATCAATTATGTTTAAAAGAGCAGAACGGATGCCCCCAACAACCTCTAGTTTTACTCCGGGGAGTGGCACAGTGCCAATACCCACGCTCCCATCCGCCGTCACCACAAACGGCGTAGCGTCAGGGTTCGCCGAGTCTTCCACCACCAGCGCATTGCCACTGCCGGTCTGCGTGATGCGCACGGCGTCGTTGGCGCTGTTGTCTACGACTGTTAGTTTGGAGGTGGAAGAGCTTGTCCCAATATTCACGTTGCCATTCGGCATCGAGACAGAATCAATGGTCGTTCCAGACCTCTGGATTTCGATGGCGTTTCCGGCGGCGTTGTAAGCGTCATTGACTGCGCGGATAAACATTCCCTCGTTATCGGCAAGAATGTCCCACTGCTTATTGTTCGTTGACGCATCGGTTTCATTGATTTGCACCCGAGGATCACCGCGCCGGATGTCCAATATCGAAAATGTTCCTACTCCAGTCGTTGTAACATTCTGACTTCCAAAATTAGGATCAACCTTCGTCCCAGCAATCGCTGCCGAGGCATTGATGTCTGCATTAACAATGGTGCCGTCCACCAAGTTATCCGAGGCAACCGTGATCGCAGCAGGAAGCGCACCTGTGGCGAGCTTGCTGAGAGCAATCGCAGCATCGCTTTTGATGTCGGCATTGACGATCTCGCTGACGGTGCGGGCGGAATTCAACTTGGTCGGGGTCACGGTATCCCCAGAGGTGAATGTGTAATTATAGGAGGCCATAGTAATTATGCTGCTGATCGGGTTTCGGTCGGAGGCAACGACTTGGGCGATGCCTCAATGCTGGCGGATCTGATTTCCGGCCGCCCACCGGATGTTTCGTAAATGACTTCGGCGCTGTGCGCCTTGTAGCGCACCGGCGCCTTCATGTTGTAGTCTTCCAAGCCGCCGGTGCTATTGGTCAGCGTGCCGACCGTTGTTTCGGTGTCAGGGTTGATGGTCTTTATCTTCGTGCTGACGCTGGCGCCTGCCGGAATGACCACATCGGCGATGGTGCGGAGGAAGCGCTTGCTGTGCATGTCGCCGAAATCGTATCGGCGGGTCTTGAGGCTGCCGGTGACTGGGTTGCTGCCGACCAAGCTGCTCGCCGCATTAGCGTCCACGGCAGTGTTCTCTTCTTCCAGCAGGTAGAGGTTGCCAGAGCGGGGGATTGAGAACACGCGGCGCTGGTTATCGTAGGTGCCGACGAGGATCTGGTTGACGCTGGCGCTGCTCGGATAGATGTCGCGGTATTCCCATGTGTCCGTCAGCGCATTCCACGCAATGACAAGCTGGTTGCCGTCGAGCGGTTCGGCGCTGGTCGGAAGCGCGATGAGATAGCGGTTCGCGTGCCATACCCCGAAGGCAGACTTCTCGACGCGGGACTGCACCACTTGGCTAAACAGGTCGGCGATGGGTTCCGAGAGCGGCTTCGTATCGCCGCGCAGCTTTAGATCGAGGCGGCTGTCGAGGCGGTAGATCCCTGCGTCAGACAGGAAGAAGACAAAACTGCCTGCGGTGACAATGGTGTTGCGGGCGCTGCATCCGATCTCGTTTGTGAGCATCGTGAGTTGTGACACCGGAGTGTCCACCGAGAAGGCGCTGCCATCTGTGGACGACACTTGGCCGAGGGTGGCGAGCCAGATGGACTTCCTACAGAAGACGAGTGCTTGCCCCTCAATCCATGGATGCACTGCAACAATGCGGTCGTCGCCGCCCGCTCCTGCGCGGAAGCTGTTCCAAAATGGGTCGTATAAGTCGGAGTCCAAAACGTCGCTGATGCCCACCGTGTCGCGGGTCTTGGCGATCCATAGCCGATTGTTATGGTAACTCGCCCAGCCGACACTCGGCATGCGGGTGTAGGTGACGCCTTCGCTTGGCACACCTGCGGTGGCGCGGACGAAGTTGCCAGCGCCGCCGTCCCAATAGATTGGGGGCTTCACGCGGCGAACCTTGATGCCTGCGGCAGCGTGGGTTGCAGTGCCGCTTGGAACGGTAATCGTGAAAGAGTCTGTAGCGACACCTGTAACGTCGTATTCGTGGCCGTCGAACGCGGGCGTTGTGCTGCCTTCGATGCGGACGCGGGCGCCTTCGGGGTAGCCGTGGGCGGTGACGTTAATGGTGGCCGTGGTGGTGCTGACCGTTATGCCGGAAGCGGTCGTGAGCTTTTGCTCCCAGCCGGTGACGGCGCGGTCGGCTTCGCGGAGGATGTAGAGACGGTCAAAGGCTTGGACAACGCTGACGGTGTCTGTGCCTTCGATCTTTTCTGCGGGACTGGTCGGGTAAGTCTTGACCACCGGAGATTGTCCCTGCCGGTAAAGCGTGGCGCTATCCGATCCGGCGAGGACAATGTATTCGTTCGCGTTGTCGTAGTTTTGCGAGGCGAAGACACCGGCCGCGTAGAGTCCGCCCTCGTAGCTGTCGCGCACTTCGGGGCCGTTGTTGGCGATAATGGTTCCGGTGGCCGGTGTCGCGGGACTGCCGCTGACGGTGTAGGTGAAAGTATTGGCGTCCGTCACAGTGACGATGAAGTCGCCGTTGTAGTCGGTCTGATCGGCGCCGCGAATGTTGATCTGGTCGCCTGTGGTGAAGCCGTGGGCGGTCGCCGTGACTGTGGCCGTGGTCGAGGCGCGGGTGATTGAGGTGACGGTCTTGTCGGTGCCGAGGGTGAAATCCAAAGTCAGCGGGGCGCCGGTCGTGCCGATGGTGTCGGTGAGGCGCTTGCTGCCTTTGCGGGTTTGTGCGACCCCGCGATCCAAGCGCATGTTGACGCTGTCTTGCAGCATGCCTGCGGGGAGCGTCAGCGGGTTGAGCCGTGACGCGAAGCCGAGGAAACCGGCATCACCATCGCGTTGGACTGGACTCTCTAATGCCATTAGGCGGCGTCCTTCCGGCTGGTCAGGACATAGCTGACGGTCTTGGCGTTGTTCCTTTTCATCTCGGATTCAACGAGGGAGATGAAGGCGGGCCATTGGGCGGGCGGAAGGGTCTGGCAGCCTTCGCTGTTGGTGCGGGTGATGCCGCCGCGATGGATATTGATGCCGAAAAAGCCGGTCTCTTCGTTGCCGCCGTCGCGCTGGACGGTGACTGCATCGCCCTGCACCAGAGCTTTGTAAGGGTTGCCGCTCCGAATGCCGTGCTTGCCCAGTCGGTAGCGGTAGACACCTGACTTGAGGGATGCGTAGCCCTTGCCGATCTTTGGGTTGATGCCGTAGCGGGCCGGATCGACGTTGGCGTTGAAGGCGGCGTGGACATTGGGCGAGACAAGGATGATGGCATCGTCATAGATTCCGCGATCCTGCTTGCCCTTGGCGCCCATGCTGTCGCGGTAGTAGCCACGAATGCCGACCAAGCACACCGGATCGCTGACGTTGGCAGCCTTGAGCTGCTTCAGCGTCTCGTCGCGCTTTTGTTGTGGTCGGCTCTTGGGGATCACTTGGTCGGTTCTTTGACAGTCTTCGCGTCGAACGTGACGGTGGCTTGCTGCTTCAAGAAGTCATAGCCGACCGTCACGCAGCCAGCCGCAAGAGCAGCCCAGCTCACGGCGAGGATCACACACGCAATGAGTTTTGTGACGCGGGCGCTCATGGAGTCAGAGGCGGGCGGTGCCGTCTTTCGCTACCACTAATCCCCATGCAGCCATGAGGCTGGCGGCGATGAGGCCGATGTCGGGGATGGTGCCGGTGGCGAGGAATTCCTTGGCGCCGGTCGCCAGGGCGATGAGGGCGGTCAAGATTCCGATGGTCGTTGTTTTCCAGTTGCGCATATTATTTGTCTTTCTGTTGCTTTTTGCGGAGGTCGTGGAGGACCGAAATTAGGGTGACTACGCCGACGGCGAGGCCGACACATAGGCCGGCGACTCGCAGGGTTGTCTCAAGGTGGGGCAGCATGCTGAAGACGCTTGAGCCGATGCTGGTCACGGTGCCGATGACGCCTTTCTCGGTCGTCGAAAAATGTGTGTGCCAATACGTCATGGGGCAGTTGAGGGTTGCAAGATGAGGGTTGAGAGTTGTTCTTCCGTCAGTTGTTCGACGCCGTCGATCTCGCCTGCGTCAAAGGCGGCGGCGAGGTCGGCTTGCCAGAGGCAGCGGAAGGCGAGGCGTCCGTCCGTGAGCGGCTGGCCGGTGATCGTGCCGTCTGTGAGGCTGGCGGCGCGGATGCGGGTCTTCGCGGCGTCGTCCCAGTGCCCGCCGATGGTGAGGATGCTGCGGCCGGCGTCGGGCAATTCTTGGCCATACTGCGCGAGGAGCTGCGGGAACATCGTGGCGACCGCTTCGGCGGGCACGGCGATGATGCGTTCGGTGGTCTCGAAGTTGCTCATGGGAGTCCGAGGCCGGTGCCGAGGGTTTGGCGGTAGAGGTTATGCAGGGCGGTGACTTGCGAGTTAGTCCACATTGCTGTGCTGGTCATGGCGAACGCGCCGGTCATGGCGGTGCTGTTGCCGAATAACAGCCGAATGTTCCGTGCCCCCGTTGGATTGATGGCGGACAGCCCTGTTCGGGCCGCGCCGACTTCGACGGCACCATTGCGGAACACGTTATCGGCAGAATCGTTCATCGTGAACGATCCTGTTTGAAAGTTCACCAAGTCTATGGTGCGTCCCGTGTTGTCGTTGACAGAGGTGAGGCCATTGCGCGTTGCGCCTAACCGAAAGCCCGCCCCGCCGTCTTGGGCGGTTCCAGCAAATCGAAACAAATAATACCATTCGGCACCCGACAGCGCGCTTTGAAATTCAATCATTTGGCGGTTTAAGCCCGTGTCGCTTGTCTTCATAGCGACCATACCTGAACGAGCATTGTAAAGCGCCGCAGCGTCCGGTAGCTGCACATGCTCGTTGGTCGCATCTGTGACCAAACCATCCGCCGTCCACACCGGCCCATTTATTAGACTCCCATCAAAAGTCCCAAGCCCACCCAGCGAATATGCCGTGGTGCCGGTGCCTGCGTTTTGCTCCGAGCGAAGGGGCCAGCAGACCATGCTTTCCCACAATCCGAGATCCTTCACGCCGCGCACGAAGGCGGACACGGCGGCGCGGTCGCTGGCGCCGCTGCGGGCGCAGAAGGCGGCGGCATCCGGGTCGGTGCGGCGGACTGTGAAGGGAAGCGGCATGCTTAGTTTTCGGTGTGGACTTCGATGGTGACGCGGAGCTTGAGGCCGCTGGCGCTGTGGGTGCCGGCGCCGCCGGTGCTGGCGGCAACAAAGAGGCTGCCGCTGTTGACGGTGAAGGGCAGGCCGATGTCGGTGTTTTGTCCGAAACGGCTGCCGATGAGATCCGTGCTGGTGGTGACGGCGGCGGTGCCGAGGAGCTTCTCGGCGTCTGCGTCGCTGATGCTGATGGCGCTATTGGCCGTGCCGAGGGTGAAGGTGGACCCGGCGAAATACAGCGTGATGGTCTGCGAGGCTTGGTCGTCGGTGTCGAGGATCGAGGCGTGCTTGATGACGCCGCTGACGAGCTGGTTGCCGAAGTCGAGTTCGATGGTCGGGAACAGAACGTCGTTCGCCGTGTAGGCGTTGGTGTCGAGCGCCGGGGTGACGGTGATCGTGCGGTTGATGAAGTTGGCGATGCGGGTGTTGGCGTTCATAGGAATGGAGTTGGCAGTTAGCAGTTGGCAGTATTCAGTTCAGAAAAGTCTTTTGGTCTTTTAGGCTCTTGGTCTTTTGGTCTTGCTTGGGCGGCTCAGTAATGTCCGATTCGGGCGGACCAGGCTTGGGGTTGGTTTTGTTGGAAGTAGAATTTGTCGCGTTCGGTCACTAGTTCGTTCATGGCTTTTTCTTCCATGAGGGTTGATTTCGTGAGCTGGCCGTCTTCTTCGAGAAGACTTGCTGTCAGGTAGTAGCCGACGGCTTTGCTTAGGACGGCGGGGACCGTCGCCGAGAGATTTGATGTGGTGTAGGTGTCGGGGCGGAGGCGGTATCTCACCCAGGCGGTGGTGGGGATTTCCGCGTCGTCGGGGAAGCGGATGCTGTCGCCGAGGAGGCTGTATTGGAGTTCGCGGGGTGAGGCGGTTTTGTTCGGGTTGTCCCGAGTGATGGCAAAGACTTCGCCCATCGGGGTCTCGCCGCCGCCTTGGTCGTAGTCGATGTAGTAGCCGGTGGTTGCGTTGCCCTGGATGGTGCGCTCCTCGATGCGGCACAATTCGGGCCAATCGGCCCAGGTCCAGCAGGCCTCGATGGCGTCGTTCGCCGCGGCGACCAACATCGTCTGCGCACCGCTCGGGATGTTGGAGATGGATGAGGCGTCGTTGCCGACTCTCTGCCAGGCGCGTAACAAAATAGACTGAAGAGTTACAGTTCTCACGGGGACACTAAGGCACTAAGGGTTTCCGCCTACGCTTTGCTCCGGCGTGACAAGCAGGGTTTGCATGGCGCTTTGGACGGCGGCTTCGAAGGTGCTGGGCGGCTGCGGCCAGTCGTTGCGGGGGCTTGGATCGGACGCGAAGATGGCGAGGATCTGCTGCAAGTATTGCTCGATGGCGTCCAGTTCGGGGCTTTGCTGGCCGGCGGCGGCGAGGGACTGGCGGAGATAAAGCAACGTGGGCTGGCGTTCGCCGCCGAGGCCGACGGATTTGAGGTGTTCTTCGGCGGTGATCGGTTCGGCTTCCGGCGCCGGTGCGGGCGGAAGTGTGGCGAGGTCGATGTCGGCGAGGCGGACGGCGGATGTTCCGGCGGGCGGTTGCCACTTGGCGGTGTTGCCGTCCCAAAGCACCACGTTGACGAGGTGTCCGGCGGGTTGAGCGAGGATGGCGTATTTCTCGGTCATGGTTAGAAATAGGTTGTGATGACGACGATGCCCGCCGCGCCGTTGCCGCCTGCTCCCGAAGCCGCTGGCAAGGCTCCCGCGCTGCCGCCGCCGCCGCCGCCGCCGTAAAGACCGCCGTTGCCACCCGCGTTGCCAGCACCCGTGGAGCTATTTGGCGACCCGCCGCCGCCGCCCGTTCCGACAAAATTCATGCCCCCAGAGTTTCCGTTTCCACCAGCAGCACTTGCCCCGCCAGTCCCGCCAGCAACCAATGCTCCCGTGCGAACGTGACCCGAATCTGCCGCTGCCGCGCTTACGCTTACCACATTTGCAGCACTGATGCCGCTGCCGCCTTGACCTCCGGTCGGTGAGTTAAAAACTGCGGAACCCTGCAACCTGCCCGCATTACTGCCATTGACTCCGCCATTCGTAGCCCCGTCTGCACTATAAATTCGCGCACTATTGTTCGCGCCCGTCCCGCCCCCGCCGGTCGTTGTTCCTCCGCCACTGCCGCCAACTGACGCAAATGTTTGAATGACCGATCCTATGCTGCTGACTCCACCAGATGTTCCAAGTTGGCCATTGGCGACAGTGGTTCTCGCAACGCCACCAGCGCCGCCTGCGCCCACTGTAATAGCTTCTGTAGCGCCCAATGCGCTGGCGTCCAACCAACCAACAGTAATGCCTCCCGCGCTCCCACCGCCGCCGCCGCTCCGGTCTGTCCCTGCATTATCACACCTGCCGCTACCGCCCCCGCCGCCGCCGCCGATGACGATGTAATGCACCATCTTGGCTCCGGCGGGTTTTGTCCAAGTGTCGTTAGCGGTATAGATGCGGGTTTCGGTGAGTTGGCCGGTCAGCGCGATGGTGCCGGAGCTGTTGGGGACGGTTAAAGTCCGCGTCTGGCCCGAGGAGATGCCGGAGAGTTGGAACTTTAGATTCTTGGTGGCGTCTCCGTCGTCGTAGATAAGGAACGAGCTGTCGCTCATCACATCAAAGAATGACGTGTCGGTGAGCTGGTAGTCGTTGTCGCGGCTGGCGCCCACGGTGGCCTTACGCACATACACGCCAGCCTGTTTGTAGGACGAGAAGGGCCACGTTCCGGAATTCGACCGGACCAGCCAGCGGCTATCCAATGCGGCGGTGCCGTCGAGCGGGAGGTCCGCATAGGTTGCCACTTCGCCTGCGAAGAACGCAGAGCCGCCGCCGCCTCCAGACCCCTTGAGGTCGAAGTTGCCGGTGAACGGATTGAAGGCGAAGCCCATTACAAATTAGAAATTTGAGATTTAAGAGCGGGTGACGGTGGCGATCTTTGCGTCATCGCTGGACGGCGTGCCGCCGACATAGGTGAAGGTGAGCGTGGCGACTGTCTGGCTGCCTTCTTTGTAGACCACCGTGGAAAGGTTGTTTGTCGTGGAGACGTAATTCAGCTCAACCGCGTTGTGCTGCGGGATGTTTAGTCCGGCGATGTTTCTGACGGAGACGTTTGGGTGCATGTGTTAGGCGGGTTGGGCGGTCATGCCGAGTTGCTGGTCTTGCGCCATCTTTTGCAGCGCGGGCTGGGCGCCGGTGCGGCCGATGACTGCGTTCTGTTGCTGTTGCAACTGGAACTGGAAGGCTTGTGCTCTCGCGTCGATCATGCTGCGGAAGATTTCGTCTTGCTGGTATCGCTGCTGGACGGCGGGGTTGGACTGAATGATGGCCTGCAAGGTTTGCAGGCGGACTTGGGCGTTTTGGCCGCCCTCCTTGAGCGGGGGTTCGGTGCCTGCGGCGATTTTGGCGAAGGCGGTTTGTTCGTCTTCTTGCTCGGCCTGGGTAGCGGCGCCGATGTCCTTGATGAGGATGCCGGCGAGATTTGGGTCTACTGCCTGCATCATATATTGGACCAGGCCGACTCGATCGATAACGCCGAAGCTGTCCAAGGGAACCAAGACTTTGGCGAGGTAGTCTAACTTGGCGCCGAGGGCTTCGTTGTCGAGGAGGCGCGCGTCAAACTCGGCGGTAATGTCGAAGCGGCCCCGGATGTCTTGGGGCGATGCGTTGAATTGGAGCTGCTCGTTGCCGGTGATGCGCGCGACCTCTTCTGGGGTCATGTATTGCTGGCTGAGGGCCATGACCTGGGCCATCACGAGCTTCATGTCGATGAGCCAGCTATCGACCAGCTCCTGCATGTGGAGCATCGCCATGTTGGGGTTGACGGCTTCGGTCATGCGGCCGAAGTAGCGGTCGATGTCGGCGCGGGTGGCGGCTTCGACTTCGATGCTGCCTTGGTCGAACGGCGGCGGGGCCATCCACGACACTTCTCCGGGGCGGCGCTCGGGGATCTGCATATTCCCCTTCCCTC